TGGAACTTGAAAAACAGAAAGGGATATATGAAGAAGAAGAATAAACTATTAGAAACCATAAAACTATCGCGTAAAATAAAACCAAACACCAAGTTGGTATGTATACGTATAGATGGTGACCTGTATGCTAAATTCAAGCTTACCTGCTTAAAAGATAAGGTTACAATTAAGGAAGCAGTTGAACATTTCATGATGGATGTTTTGATTGACAGTGGTGATGTTTTTCTTTAAAGTTACCACAAGAAAGACAAAATTAGTTGTTTTGGGTGGCTGGTAAACAATTCCTATCCGGCTGGCCACCCATTGACAATCCTTCGTATTATAAAACATACACTTACAATAAAACACCAATTAACTAGACAAAACAATCATACTAACTTATAGTGAGCCATGATCTCTAGTCTCCCCCAATACTTCTAAATGGCTAGGGGTAGTAGGCTCCTCTGTTCTTACCAATAGGGGGGCCGCCGTGATCTGAGGGACTTAACCTTTTGACTACATGAGCATTGATGAAAAGCTTTGAACTTTCAGACTGGTATTTAAACGTAAACTATAGAAAGGTCTTTCTGTATTTACTAGAGCTCAGTAAAGATACCCACGGCAGAGCTATGGTTACAACTCGCACATTGGGGTTTGACGTGGATATTACAGAGCAACGGGTTAGGACTATCCTCAAGCATCTTGACTCTGTCGGTGAGATTGAAGTGATAACAAAACCTAAACATACTATTATTACTATTATAAAGTGGGAAGAGTACTCTAGTCTTACCTCAGGTAAAAGTGAGCTCGAAGAATTGATGACCCCAGACAATATTAGACTAATGAGTAAGTTCCTAGAACTAGCCAAAGGTAGCAGACTAGAATTAACTGGTCAAACTGATGGTGATAATCCACAGCACTAACAATTTATACTCCACTTAAAAATGTGCCGAGCTACGTTTTTTCGATGTAATAACTCACAGCATTAAGTCTATACGTACCCCTCGCTATGCAAGCTGCGTTACAAAACCGTACCCCCTCTCTATGCAAGCCGCGTTAAAGTTATCCACAGGGTCTAGGCCTAGAGCTTAACCAATGTGGGTTTTTTATGGTATAATTAGTATACAAATAACGTTATTTCTTGACACTTAATACGATGCATGATAAACATATCCATATTAGTAAGGAGCAAAGCGACTTACGTACTTCTTCTTTCTTCTTCTACCCTCCGTTTAGGTCATTATATATATTTTTGACCCTAAGGGAAAAAAAAAATATATATATAAGAGACCGTAAACATATACAACATATAAAAAATCTTACTTACTTACTTAACGTTATACCTTGACAGGTTAACGTATGCGTGATAACTAATGTTCCATTAGAGTGGGCGGTCGGAATAGTTCTAATATTTATATCTAAACTTCAGTTCATACAGAACGCTACGTTAGAAAAAAACTAAAGTTTTTCCACTTCGCTTTTTTTTAAATTGTTTAAAAATAATCTCGTAAGAAAAAAATTTGATAATTTTTTACTCGCTTATTTAGGCAAGGGTTAAGAAGGACACATCCACCATACAACAATGGTGAATAAAATAGAGACAACGCTCAAAAGCAAGAAACTCATTTACATTCGTTTCTCTTTCGCTAAGATTACAATCGAAGAAAGAAGAAGGCCACCAATGTAGAAGAAGGGTGTATACCACTGGTGTACAAAACTAACAGGCAACGCTCATAGCAAGAAACTCATTTACATTCGTTTCTCACTCGCTAAGTTTACAAGAGATTATATTTTTAATTTACTTGATATAGTTGGGAAGTATTGTATTATAAGACTTTCCCCGAGGTGAAGTTAACACCCCGGAGATATATTAACACAAAGGATTAGTCCCTTCATGCTAAGTACTTACTATACCCAATATACTCAACATAAGCAAAAAAAGCAAGCTAAAACTCCTTTGTGTTGCAACTTTAACAATAAAAAAGGAGAAATTCATGTTTAGTTCTTGTTTCACTGAGTTTATCGAAAACAATTTAGTCGTTATTCCGCTTTTAGGTAAAGTACCAGTTATAAAAGATTGGTCTAGTTACACTATAGCATCCTATACTACAAATGTCATTGGTGAATGGGAATCTAAATACTTAGCCAATAATATAGGGCTGCTCCTAGGTAAACCATCAGGGTTAGTAGCTATTGATATAGATAAGGACGAAGCACTAGATAAATGCCCACTGTCACCGATAGTTAAAAAAGGTTTAAAAGGTGAGACTCGGTTCTTTAGATACAATGGTGAGAAAAACATGAAGTTCCATGAAGTAGGGATTGAGCTGTTAAGTGACGGTGCTCAAACAGTGCTACCCCCATCTATACACCCCGAAAGTAACAAGCCCTATACTTGGACTGGCCCAGTACCACTTGATGGTAGTACAGATATAGAGAACCTGCCAACTATAGAAGACATATGGCCTGGTTGGGTTGAGTCATTACGCGCCATGCCACTCTCAGGCAATTTAGTAACAGGGAGACATAACACACTTCTAAATATAACTTTCGGAATGTTTAAAAAAAGAATGGATATTACAAGTATAATAAACGAACTTTTAGAATATGACGACAAGTATGATATACCCTATTTTAATGATGTAAATGAGTCTCATAAAGGCCACGGATATCTTACTGCATTGAAGATGGTTACATCAGCGGCCGAAACGATTACAAGAAATGAAGGCGATATATCACCGGTGGTGGGCTATAATTTAGATTATAAAGAAAAACCAGCTGAAGAAATCTTTTATCCCGAACCTACTGGTATCCTTCAAAAAATAAGAGATCATATACTATCAGTTTCGCAAAAACCAAGGCCTACTTTTGCATTAGCTTCGGCTATAAGTTTGGTTGGAACTGTACTGTCTAATAAAGTTATTTATGAGAGGTCTACTCCAAATCTGTATCAGCTATTAATTGCAGAATCAGGAGAAGGAAAAGATGTCCCGATCAACTCTCCAACAAGACTACTTCTAACAGCAGGGCTGAACAAATATTTGGGGTATGATCAATATAGAAGCGACAAAGCTGTTGTTCAGGCCTTTGAACATCAGAGGGAGCGTATCGATAGATTAGACGAGGTAGGCAAATTATTCAGATCGATAAACACAAAAAGTAGTACGTTTCAAACTAATATTGCTGAAACACTCACAGAAATATGGAACTCTTCCGCTAAGATATTTATGGGTCAAACAACTGGTGAAACAACTATTGGAAAAACTCATAGCCCGTGTCTTTCAATTATTGGAGCTACAACTCCTAGTAGTTTTTCCGAAACATTCTCAACCTCAAATCTTATGCAAGGATTTGGAGCTCGTCTTATTTATATTTTTGAAGATAAGAAGGTGAGAATCAGAAGAGTTGTTTACCAAAGGCCAGCATCGGAAATAATAGAGTTTCTTCAATTCTATGGAAATATGAAAGTGGAAATACAAAGAATAGGAGATATAACAAGACCACTTCCTATACGGTTAAAATTAGAAGAGAAAGCTAAGAATCTATTAGATGAGATCATGCAGCATTATGATGGGTGTGAAGAAACAGATGTAAAACCTGTAGCATTAAGGGCTTATCAACAAGTGGAGAAGATAATGATAATAATAGCTTGCTGCCGGTGTTCACTAAATATCCCGCAATATATTACGGTGCCAGATGTACAGTTCGCATGGGATTATGTTGATGCCAGCTTAAGAAAAACATCCATCTTTTTTGAAAGGAATCTAATCCATAGCGCATATCATAGAGATGCACAAAGAATACTAGAATGGGTGAGAAAAGCCGGAGGTAACATTAATAAAAGAGATTTAACTAGTTTAGCAAGACACAATTATAAATCTAGAGAACTATATGGAAAGAATGGATTAATAGAATCTTTAATGGAAGATAATAGGCTACAAGAAACAAGAAAAGGTGAAGACAAGAAAACAATATTTTACACTTTGATTAATCAAACAAATGGAGAGAAAGATGAAAAATGAAGATGAATTTACGAAACTTGGAGACATATTAGAAAAATTAATGAAAGATATAGAGAGTGCATACGAAAAAAATAAAGACAAAACAGGTGAAGATGGTTAAATGCACTAGTGTGTATCGAAAGATCAAAAATAGCTTATTGCTTCTCGGAGCAATGCGTAGAAGAATTTCTTATTAGAACTAATGAAGCATACGCAGGAATAATAGACAGGATAGAAGAATTATCTAGATATTATGTAAAAAAACGCGATGGCACCAGGTCAGAGTTTGCGTATTTGAAACAGCAACGCAGATCAATCCTTGGGGCGAAGATTAGTAACGGGGGTTGCGAGATTGGTAGGGGTTATCGAATCGGAGATGACTGCCCGATATGTGGGTGGTCACTCAGGATTGGGGGAGAATATAAGCATCAATGATTTTGATACCTCTAAATTTGCAAATATCTACTTTTATTATCAGCATATCTTTCTTTTGAACTATCAATCTGTTCAATGTATTTACTAGAGATTTCATATATGGTAGCCTGATCATCATGAATGTATCGCTCATGCTCACTATTCTGCCAGTAAGCGCTGCAACAATATCGAGATCATAGAAGATAAAAGATATCGTGTCACCCACGGCCGGATCGGAATCAAACATGATGGATGTTTGACTTTCTAGGACTCGCTTGATAAAAAAGAAGGACCACTCCGCAAGTTCAATATGACGCTCTAATTCAGATAAGTCATTTGTTTTTATCGCTCCAAACAAAGAGATATCGGCATCTATCTTGCCCATTTCTAGTGTAGTCGTTATATTGTCTTTCCACAGGTCTATATAAAGCTGTTCATTAAGTGTGAATATCCTTCTAACGAAACCAATACGAGTATGATCATTATAGCTCAGTATAATTTGAAGTCTCTTATCATTGGCAAAAGACAGGATCTTTAGTTTTTTATCTATCTCTGAGTCCTTATCTCTATACCAATTATTTATCATGAATTTCTCACAAAAGTTTGCAGAAAAGTCGAACGCAGCTCCAGATGTGGCGCTCAAGAAGATAAAAACAAGCAAGGCATGCTTCATGATTACATAGTATACTTATTATCAGTTAAAAGTTATATTAAATGGTGACCTCTCATATGGTAGTTGAAATATCCGTAGTTGTCTTCTCAATTCCGGCTGCAATATACGCCGTTATATTAATAGTGAAAATAATTAGAAAGAGAAAATCCTATAAGTTAAAGGATCACGTTGTTTTCGCGAGGCTTCGTGAAATGCTGGGGTATAGGATTCAAAAGCTAAGTAGCAGCAACCTGTCTAAAGCTCAGTTAGTCAAACGCTACATGAGAGTAATTACAGAGCAAGCTCTAAAAACCATGACAGACATAGCAGCTGTGTGCAAGGAATGCAGGCAAGATTGTGATAGTAGTTGCGGGCTTACCTACGACAAAGTGTCGGGTATCCTGCTCAGAGGTATTTCAGATCGTAAGAAAGCTATTAGTGACGCTGGATTGCCACCTGTATTAACGGAGATCTTAGAGAAGAAATTTCAAACTATTGAAAAGACTTGTTTATACATTGGTTCTGATATCTGGCTCAGTGAGTCGCATATATCTACTAAGAGTAGAATCTATAGCTGCATCAGTGTTGCCTCATACTTCTACTTGCTACGTATGGCGATAGTAGAAAGAGAGATAGAGCGTTTAAACGGAGATCTTGAACAAATTATAGCCCATAAAAGCGGCATAGAAAAGTGAGCAATTATTTCTTAATGCTTCTAGTAGCTCTAGTTCCAGCACTTGTCACTGCTATATTCAGTAATCAAGTTTCGTTTCTGCAACTAAACCATGGCATGACTATACTTGAAATCTGCACTTTTTCTGGCAGCGCCCTAGCTTGCGCAGTTCTGTACGCTATGATTCTGGTGGAGGAAACCACTAAATCGATAGCAGGTAGGAAAATATGTATTCAGCTAGCTAAGCGTGTTTGTCTTTATGGTTTTGTCCTATCCGTTAACTATACGATACTAAGCCTGGTCTGGTATTTCTTAGTAGTAGAGGGTGAAAAAATAAAGTGGGCACTTGATTTCATATATGGAATCAACAATCTGTTCTTTGCAGTTACATTTATAGAAGTGCTCAGGTATCTGTCGGTCTCACTTCTCGGTCGGTCTATTATCCCTTTCGATAATGGCAAAGCATTATGGATACGCACTGGTGAGAGACTGGTGAAAAAAGGTAAGATCACTCAAGGGGATTTAGATGCAGTCTTGACAGAGCAAGATAAGGCTATATTCCCTGACTGCGATATAGATAAATGTGCTAAATGTGAAATAAAAGACAGATGCCCTAAGAACAAGACAAGAACCTAACAAACAGAAACCTTTACAAATGAAAAGAAACTAAGTATATGTATAGATATGGCATTTTCAAAAGAATACATAAGGCTCATGCTTGAACAATATATTAAAGAGACTGAGTACCCTGTACTTTCAGAATTCGCTTATGCAGAGCGTTGGGCATAATTATGCATCCAGCATTTACAAAAGAATATAAAGAAGACATGCGTCTCAAGCTTATAAAATACATTAAAGATACTGAAATTCCTATACTCCAAGAGTTCGCTTATAAGAACGATATATACAGGCAAAGGCTATATGAGTTTGACGAATTTGCAGACGGTATCAAAATATTAATCGCTAAAAAGGAAGCTCAGTTAGAACGAATGGGGCTTAACGGCTCGGTAAGTACTGCAATGGCTATCTTCTCTTTGAAGCAACTAGGTTGGTCTGATAGCCGTGAGATAAGCACAGGGAATGCCCCGATAGAAATCACATATGCCAGAAGTAAAACTACTTGATTCACAATATGAGTTCTTAACAGCTAAAGAGAAGTTTGTAGCATTCATAGCAGGCATCGGTGGTGGTAAGACTTATGTGGGCTCTCATTACATAATCAACAAATCAAATACAGATAAGAAAGCACTCGGATTCGTTGGTGCAAATACATATAAGCAGTTAACTAATTCAACTCTAGCAGGTCTATTCAGGGTACTCGATGAGTGCAATATACCGTTCACTTATAGACAGAACTCAGGGCATTTAAACATCAATGGTGCCGAACTCTTATGCTTGTCATTAGAGAACTATGACTACATTAGAGGTATAGAGGTGGGATACTTCTGGCTTGATGAGGTCGCGTACACTAGAAAAGAAGCGTGGCTCGTCATCCTCGGCAGGCTCAGGGATAATAGAGGTACCAGCTTGGAAGGGAGACTTACATCTTCACCTGCAGGATACAACTGGTTGTATGATTACTTTGCATCAGATAACAAACCAGAGGGGTATAAATTAATACAGTCCGATTCTAGAGAGAACATCTACTTACCTGAGGGTTACCATCAAACACTACTAGAGTCATATGATGCCAAGATGATTAAGCAGGAGATAGGTGGCCAGTTCGTTAACGTAACGACTGGCTCAGTCTACTATTCCTTTGAAAGGTCTAAGCATCTTATTGAATCAACACTCAAGCAGAGTCCGTTCAAGGTAGGTATGGATTTTAACGTGGATCCTATGACAGCGGTTAAGGTATATTATGAGAACAACATAATCTATGTTGATGATGAGATCTATATAAGAAACAGCAACACCTATGAGATGTCAGAAGAGATACTAAAGAAATGGGGGGTGGGTCAGGTCTACCCTGATGCTACCGGCAAAGCGAGGAAGACATCATCAACTACTTCAGATCATGTTATATTAAAAAATGCAGGTCTGCCTGTAGCTTATACATACAACCCACATATTAAAGACCGCTATAACTGTATCAATGGACTCTTTGCTCATGATAGACTGTTGATAAACAAGAGATGTAAACACCTTATAAAAGATTTAGAGAGGTTCAATTATGAGAACAAAGACCCGATGCTTAGCCATATATCTGATGCGCTTGGGTATGTATGCTGGAGTTTGGCACCATTGAGACAACCTCAAAAGGCATCTGCTACAGTTGCACTTTGACAAATTTACCAACTAGGTATAAAATAGTAACAAAGGAGAAGTATATGCAAATTAACGATACTGAAGGAATTCTAAAATATATAGAATCGTACAAGGATGAATTAAAATACCATCGAACCATCTTAAACATACTAGAGGGCTCTTTGCTTCCTTACGTATTTGACCAGCTAAGGGAAGAACTTAACCCCAAAGCTTTCGAGAGGGCAAAGGGACGCGTGCCAGCAATAAATATATTAGAGAAAGTGGTAACTAAGCTGTCCCAGATATATAAAGAAAATGTTATTAGGACTGCTGAAAATGAAGGCGATCAGGAGTTGATCGGTCAGTATTCAGACATGATGGACTTAGATTCACGCATGGACTTGGCTAACAGGTTATTCAGCTCAAATAAGTATACCGCGCTGGAACCTTTTGTTGAAAATGGAGTTGCTAAACTCAGAGTTCTCCCAGCGAATACATTTTTGGTATATTCATCAGATCCGGTGAACCCATTAAGACCAACTTTATTTATCAAGATGATGGGTACAGTAAACAAAGGCTCAGTTACTAAGAATATATATTATTTATATACAGACAATGAGTTCTTAGTCATAGATAGTGACGGAGAAGTTAGAAACGAGCTTATGGGTGAAACCAAAGGTGTTAATCCTTATGGCGTGATACCTTTTGTTTATATATCCAAGTCTGAGATAGATTTGATACCACTCCGTGATAGCGACATGTTCTCCATGGCAAAGCTACCTAGTGTACTACTTGGAGATGCTAACTATGCGACTCAGTTCGCTTCGCATTCAATCATGTACGGTATAGATATTGATCCCAGCAACCTTGAAGGCAATCCAGACTCATTTTGGGTTATAAATAGCAAAGAGGGAGAAAATAAGAGTCCTTCGATTGGTACAATTAAACCCGACGCTGATACTGACAAAATAATGACTTCAATAAAAGATCAGCTTGCTCTTTGGTTTGACACTAAAGGCATAAGCTCTAATGCTATCGGCAAGCTAGATGTTGATAATGCTGCATCAGGAATAGCGAAGATGATAGATGAAGGCGACACTACAGAAGTTAAAAAACAACAGATGAAGATATTTAAGACTGCTGAAAAGAAGCTATGGTCTCTTATTCAAACAATGAGCGAGTCGTGGATATCCAGTGGGTTAATAAAACTTAAACCGTTCACTAAAGAGTTCTCAATATCAATTGGCTTTGGCAATCCCGTAGTTCTTGTTGATGACAAAGCTAACCTAGAGAAGATCCAAATGAAGCTTGATATGAATTTAACATCAAATAGAAGGGCATTGATTAACGCTAATCCAGAGCTTGATGCTAAAGAAATAGAAGCTTTGGCAGCAGAGATATTAAAGGAAAAATCAGTAGCGATATCCATGGTTCAGACACATATAGTTGACGAAGAAGATATAATCAATGGCTAAGAGAGTCTTCAACATTCAGGTACCTACTGAGATGGATGGTGGTGTTCGCCTCCAACTGGGCAATGATGTTGTGACCAGGATTAAATCGAATGTAGCTAAGGGTATTGACAAAAACGGTCGTCCCTTCAAGGGAGTTAAGACTACTAATAAGTATTCTAGCGCCTACATTGCTTCAGCTGATTTCGCAGCGGCAGGTAAAGCACCAAGTCCAATTAACTTAAGACTATCGGGCGATATGTTGGATACATTAGACGTAGTAGACCATGGCCCCGGGTATATCGATATTGGGTATGAGGAAGGCACTAAGGAAAATGAAAGAGCCCACTGGGCGATTACTGGATCAGGGACTAGGCCAGTAAGAGACTTTTTGGGATTAAAAGAAATAGAAGATATGATCTCTGAGTATGAGGTGACTCCAATAGACGAAATATCTGAGAGAGCGATAGACCAAAATATAACGGATCAAAATCTAGATTCTATCTTGGAGAATGCAAATGGCTAAGAATTTGAATGCCGAGATTAAAAAGATAACTGATAAAATAAACAAGTTGTTATTAAAGTTTAACAAGGGCGGTGACCACGTCAACGAACTT